CTTCAAACACAACTTAACGATATTAATACAAGAGCTACTGCTAATGCTGCATCGTCTGGAGCAGCTGATGCAGTTGAAGTAAGAAGAGTTGCTAACATTGCTGGAGCTGTTTCTACAATTACTACAGGTAATCTTACTGCATCAAGAGCTGTAGTTAGTGATGGCTCAGGTAAAGTTGCTATATCTGCTGTAACTTCAACAGAGATAGGTTATCTAGATGGTGTGAGCTCCGCAATCCAGACTCAAATTGATTCTAAACAAGCTACTATTACTGGAGCCGCAACTACTATTGACGATGCAGATCTAACAGCTTCTCGTGCTGTAGTATCAGACGGTTCAGGGAAAGTAGCTGTATCTGCTGTAACTTCTACAGAAATTGGTTATCTTGATGGTGTTAGCTCTGCTATACAAACACAATTAAATGCAAAAGCTCCTTTAGCTGGGGCTACATTTACTGGTCAAGTAAATATGAGTGATGACTTAGTTGTCACAGGTAACTTAACGGTTAATGGCGATACCACAACTGTTAATTCAGAAAATAAAGTAATTCAAGACAGATTTATCATGCTTGCCAATGCTGTATCGGGTGCCCCCAGTGCAGATGTAGGTATATTCTTTAATCGTGGTACCTCTGGTAACGCCGCTATCTACTATGATGAGTCAGCTAAGTTTTTTACACTATCCGAAACTAGAGATCCTGATTCTAATATTGCTATTAGTCCTACTGGAGCTGCTAATTTAGCTGTAGGACAGTTTACTGCTACCTCCGTTAAATATAATGGTGCAGATTTAAATACTGCAATTACAGATAACCGTTCGGGTGCTGTATCTACTGTTTATAAAGACAATTTAACAGCTTCAAGGGCTGTAGTTAGTGATGGTTCAGGTAAAATTGCTATTTCTGCAGTAACTTCAACTGAGATAGGTTATTTAGACGGCGTAACTAGTGCTATACAAACACAAATTGACTCTAAACAAGCTACTATTACTGGGGCTGCTACTACTATTGACGATACAAACTTAACAGCTTCCAGAGCTGTAGTTTCCGATGGGTCTGGAAAAGTAGCTGTGTCTGACGTAACGTCTACAGAGCTTGGTTATTTAGACGGTGTATCGTCAGCAATTCAAACTCAATTAGATACAAAAGGTACTACTACAGAGGCTACAGCTATTGAGGCAAGACGTGTAGCTAATATTGCTGGAGCCGTATCTACTATAACAACTGGTAACCTTAGTGCCAGTAAGGCATTGGTTAGTGATGGCTCAGGTAAAGTTACTGCTTCTGCAGTAACTGCTACAGAGTTAGGATATGTAGATGGAGTTACCAGCGCTATCCAAACTCAGATTGACTCTAAGCAGGCTACTATAACAGGTGCAGCTACTACTATTGACGACGCAGATCTAACAGCTTCAAGAGCTATAGTTTCTGACGGATCTGGTAAAGTAGCTGTATCAGCAGTTACTTCTACCGAGATTGGTTATTTAGACGGAGTTAGCTCTGCAATTCAGACTCAGCTAACTTCAGGAGTTACAGAATCTACTGCTATTGAAGCAAGAAGAGCAGCTAATATTGCAGGAGCTGTATCTACAATTACTACAGGTAATCTAACAGCTTCTCGTGCTGTAGTATCGGATGGGTCTGGAAAGGTTGCAGTATCAGCAGTAACTGCTACAGAGTTAGGGTATGTAGATGGCGTAACTTCAGCAATTCAGACTCAGATTGACTCTAAGCAGGCTACTATAACAGGTGCAGCTACAACTATTGATGATGCAGATCTAACAGCGAGTCGAGCTTTAGTATCAGATGGTTCAGGAAAAGTAGCTGTATCAGCAGTAACTTCTACAGAGGTAGGTTATTTAGACGGGGTTAGCTCGGCTATACAAACACAACTAACTGCTGGAGTTACAGAAGCTACTGCTATAGAGGCAAGAAGAGTTGCTAATATAGCAGGGGCTGTCTCAACTATAACTACAGGTAATCTAACAACTTCTCGTGCTTTAGCCTCTGACGGATCTGGTAAGGTTGCTGTAGCAAGCACTACTACTACAGAACTTAATCAACTTAATGCAATAACTAGAGGCTCGCTTATATATGGTAATGCTTCGGGTGCTACTGCTAGATTAGCTGCTGGTGGTGCTGATCAAGTCTTAACAAGTGATGGTACCGATATTGCATGGGCTGATGCTGCAGGTGGTGGAGGTTTAGGCTATAGTACTAATACTACTGTATTAGATCCTCCAGGCACTACAAATACTGATTTAGGTAATTTAACAGACGCATCTACAGATGCATTTGGTGTACAATCCACTGCGTCTTATGACTTAATGGACCCTCGTGGGCAAACAGTATCTTTAGATTTAGGCGCTCTATAAATGCGCAGTAAGGAAAGATTATTATGACTACAAAAATTCATTCATACTTAGGCGGTTTAGGAATAGATGCCACAAATAAACTTACATTAGCTGCTAATGCTACCGTGACAGTTGGTAATGGTACTGCTACAGGTAACGTGCATGTAGGTGGTAATATGTCTATTGGTAATATTAGCCCTGCTGCTCATGACTTAGCAATTGCTGGATCTGCCCTTATAGCAGGAGATCTTACTTTATCTGCAGGAGGAGATGGAGCGCTACAATTTCCTGTAGCAAGTTCTATCAAAGTATTAGATAATAGTGCAACATCTTTAGTAATTGAAGAAGCTGATACTGCTTATATGACTATTGTTACTACTGATGGTTCAGAAGCTGTAAAGTTTGATAAAGCACTGGATATTAACGCCGCGGTCCAACTTGACGCTACTCTTACTATAGGTGCTAATGATCAAGGGTACGATGTAATACTTTATGGGGATACTGCCTCTCGTAATATGACATGGGATAGTAGTGCAGACAGTTTGATATTCTCAGACAATACTAAAGCTATATTTGGTACAGGCTCTGATTTTACAATTTTTCATGATGGTACTAATGCTCTTATAGATGATACAGGCGATGGTTTTATCGGTGTACGATCTGACACAGGAATCAAGTTACTTAAAAGAACTGGTGATGAAAATATGTTGGTTGCTACTCCTGATGGTGCAGTAGACATATATCACAATAATGCAAAAAAGTTTGAAACATCATCTACAGGTGTAGGTATAACAGGTAATATAGTTGTATCAGGAACTGTAGATGGTCGTGACATTGCAGTAAACCTTCCTGCAAGTTTAGGAGATGCAGGACAAGTTCTTAAAGTTAATGATGCAGGAAATGCAGGAGAATGGGGAGATTTAGAAGCTGGAGTAGGTTATCAAAACTCTTCGACTTCTGTAATTCCTGGTACAGAAAACACTGATTTAGGTAATTTAACAGACGCATCTACAGATGCCTTTGGTATAGCTACTTCAGCTAAGTACGATTTAATGGATCCTATTGGTCAAGTGTTAGGTCTTGATCTTGGCGCACTCTAATAAATAAAATATATTGACGTTAAATAATAAATATGATAAAAAGGTTAGTATAACCTTGAGAAAATAGGCACACTTGATTGTGCAAATAAATAAGGAGCGATAAATGGCTACAGCACTACAACTTAGGAGAGGTACTACCGCACAGAATAACGCATTTACAGGTGCTGCTGGCGAACTCTCATATGATACTGCAACCGAAGGGTTGATAGTACACGATGGATCTACTGCAGGTGGATTCGAAATTGTTCCGTCAGGATCAATTATAGCTTTTGGTGGGGCAGCTGCTCCAGATGCAGGTTGGTTACTCTGTGATGGGTCCAATGTAAGTAGAAGTACTTATGCGCGACTATTTGCTGCAATAGCTACCGCTTACGGTACAGGAGATGGTTCTTCTACTTTTGGTCTTCCAGATCTTAGAGATAGAGTATTACTTGGTAAAGGTAGTAATAACAGCACTCTTGGTACAGAAACAGGTTCTGCTGCTGCTTCGAGTGTTATTACCAACGCTACGGGTACTACAGGAACTGCAACATCTGGATCTACTACAAACTCATTAAGTACTACTACAGCTACTTTTGCTACATCAGCAAAAGACTCTGCTACTGGTACCGCATTGACTGGGGTAAGTAACTCTGGACACACGCACAGTATACCAGGACTAAGCATTCCTGCTTTAACAACAACCTTGCCAAGTAGTGTCGTTAACTTTATAATTAAAATATAAACAGTTAACGGAGGGAAAATGTTAACATATAAAGTTAAGTATAGATTACCAGGACAGTTATTTTTTAAAACAATTAAAAATGTTCTAGAAGATGATGTATTTGCAGAAGGAAGAATGAGATTTTTTACTACTGTAAGTGATGAACGATTTGAAATACCTACCACTGCTGAATTTTACTACAGCAAAGATAGATTAAAATTAATAAACTATAATATAAGGCAACAAAATAAATAAAGAGTATAGCAATACTATGCGGAGTAATTATGTCAGACAATATAAGAGAGTTGGATCAAGTGCAAGCAGAATTAGATATTCTACATGAACGTTCTCAGACTAATAAAGCAAATATTTCTTCGCATGAAGCAGTGTGTGAAGTCAGACATAAAATTATAATGGAGAATATGGCCTCCATCTCTAAAGAATTAAAAGTAATTCATGCAAAGTTAAATGATGTTAGTGAGCTTGCTACTAAAGGTAAAACTTCGTTACATACTTTGCTATGGGCTGGCGGCGTTGTAGCAGGATTAGTAACTGTTTTCTCCATACTATATAATATGTTACCTAAATGAATGATAACTTTTTTAAAATTAATGTACATAAGCTGTGCAGTAAACTTCCTCAAAATGTAACTTTTAACGAATCTCAAAAAGCTATGTTACAAGGTTTAGAAGATAATAGATTTTTTGTACATGTGGCAGCTCGTCGTACTGGTAAATCTTATTCTGCTGCTATTATAGCTTTTGCTAAACTATTAGAGCCTGGTCAACAGGTTATGGTGGTTGCTCCTAACTTCTCACTATCTTCTATTATTTGGGATTATGTTACTGATCTAATTAAAAATATGGAACTTGAGGTAGATAAGTTTAATCAAAAAGATAAAGTAGTTAAATTAATTAATGGTTCTATATTTAGATTATTATCAGCTAATAATAGAGACTCTTTAGTTGGTCGTGCTGCTAATCTATTAATTGTAGATGAGGCCGCAATTATTCCTCATGACGAGTATTTTACTCGTGATTTACGACCTGCACTATCTACTTTTAAAGACTCCAGATGCCTATGGATTTCTACTCCACGTGGTAAAGGTAATTATTTATATAACTACTTTATGAGAGGTAAAGATGATGAATATGATGAATGGGGCTCTTCTATACACACTTGGAGAGCTAATCCTTTACTATCTGAAAAAGATGTTATGGAAGCTAAAAGAACTTCTACAAGAGCACTTTTTGCCCAAGAATATGAGTGTGAGTGGACTACTACAGAAGCACAGATATATGAGTATTTAGATGAAACAAAACATATTGATGATTATGCAGAAAATAGATACATGGAAATTATCGCAGGACTCGATGTTGGGTATA